CCGTCATATTCTAAAACCTGGTGGACATTATTTACGGGTATATTTTTGACAAATAAACTAGAGGTTCCGCCATCAAATATCTCAGTATATGAATTAGAACTGAAAGTTCTACCACAGTAACTCTCGATAACAGAACACCCGTAGGTAATTAGATTTGCTAATCTACCATCATGTTCTGAGCTGTTTATCTTTAAATAGTTTTTAACTTCTGCTAGAGTTACATAGTTTGCCATATTTTCCTCTAAAAAAAAGAGGTAGCCATTATTTCTAACAGCTACCTCTCACTTGATTATCAGTAGACTAATCTTATGAAATTAGTGCTGATACTGTTTCAACCGTATTACCAGTATTTGATCCGCCACTCTGGCTAGCAATTACTTGAACTGCTTTTAGGGTAGCGTTTGCTCCTGTGAAATATGCATTTGAAGATGCATTTAGAACACTGAAGCGAACGTTTGCAGATACTACCGCATTAGAACGAATTGCTCTATCTACTGCACGTGCATCGCAACGATCAACTACTAGAGCTACTAGAGCTTGGTTATCAATACCAAGGTCTCCATTTGTGAAGGTTACGTTTTCAAACCTTACAGTTCCTGTAGCACCGTTGGTAATAAATACGCTACGGCCTGTGCTAGCAGCTGCACCGCTATTTCCGCTTAGTGTTACATTACGGAAAATATTAGTGTTTGCAGATGCGCCACCTATAACTAGGTTTGCTAGTACTACGTCTGCTGGGTTGCCGATGCCTTCGAAAGTTAAACTATCTAGATTGATAGTTCCCATTTCGTAAACACCAGGCATAAATCTAATTGTTGATCCGAAGTTTAAAGCGTGTGATGGAATTTCATCAAAAGTCTTAAACTGAGCATTGTAGCTTAGATCGGCATCAACGATATGTAGGAATTTTTGTCCGGCTCCTGCCATTTTGTTTCTCCTTATGGGTAGTAGGTAGTATCTCTACTACCTACTCCCGTGCCTAAACTACTATTATGCTCCAGAACGGATTACTGATGCCATTGAATACTTGGTTGCATCAAGGGCAGCATTTGAGTTAGTTGTTAGTGCCTTCATGTCTAGGCGTGTGCTCATGTAGATTGCAGTTAGCTGACGACGTGGATCGTATTCGCTCTCAATCTCCATTGCACGGCGCTCAGCTACTAGGAACCCTGGCTTGTATACTAGTAGACCGATGTGACGGTCTGCACCGCCTACAACGTCTAGGAACTCAGTGATCATAACTGGAATTCCGTATACAGCTCCAAGAGCACCTGTTAGATAGGTTGCGTTTGGACCGAACTTATCAACTGTGCGGAAGTCTGAATTTGATACTAGCTCGTTATATCCTTCAATAGTTGTTAGATATACTAGGTGATCTCCTAGCTGTAAACCGTACTTACCTAATAAGGCACGTGCGCTAGCAATGTTAGCTGGGGTAGCCTTGGTTGAGTTACCGCCGGTCTGAACACGAAGACCAGAAATATCATTGGCTAGGGTTGCAATTCCCTTGAATACTGCAGCATAACCAGTTCCTGCTGTGATAGCATTAGTTGGTGAAGCAGTGAACCCGCTTAGTGAACCGTCACCGCGTAGTAGAGCCTTGTCGATTGCACGGCCCATACGACGCATAGAAGCGGTACGTAGGAAGTCTAGTAGAGGAAGAATTGTATCTTCTTCTTCGTCCTTAGCTAGGTGTGTTGTAGCCATGAACTTGTGAGGTGTGAAGTCTACAGACTTGATTACGCTCTGGTTTGAAGTTGGCACGTTGGTAGCATCAGCAATACCTGTGGTATATGTTCCGCTAGCGAACTGTGCTACATCACCATCGGTGTCTTCGTCAGCAACTGGGACTCTGAAAGTCTTTGCGTCTACTGACATACGACGTAGCATTTTAGCAACAACTAGTTCCTGCTGTAGTTCAGTATAAACATCTGAGCTAAAGTTTGATAGGAACTGATCTACAGTTGTTACTGCCTTCATACGAGCACCTAGCTTGGTGTCGAATACAGATTCCTTGCGAAGTGCCTTAGATAGTAGGTAGGCATTAGCAAGTTCACGCTGAGTGAACTGAGAAGCACGTGACTGCTCCTGGAATACCATCTTGCTGTTCTGTAGTGCAGCAATTTCGTCTTTGTACTTCTTGATCTGAGCCTGAAGTTCAGCAGCCTTTTCAGATTCACGAGGAGTATACTCACCGTACTTATCCTTTGCGTCTGCTTCCTTGATGATAGCTTCACCAGTCTTTTCAACTAGCTCAGCAACACGAGGCTCGGCAACCTTAGCTGTGGCAGTAGCCTCAGCCTTGGTTTCAGCAGTAGAACCAATAACAACTGGTTCGTCAACAGCCTGAGTAGCCATATTTAATTTCTCCTTTGTTTGAGCTTCTAAATGACCGTGAAGCTTTAGCATTATTTGTCGCATAGATGCTTCACTGTGCTCAATTTCTTTCAATTTATGAATAACTTGACAAATTCTATTTGCGACTACAAAGTCAGAATCAGTCCAGTTTTTAGTAGATACTAAGTTTATTGTTTTGTTTAGTTTTTCTTGTAGAGTTGGGTTAGTTTTTACTAGTTTGTCTGTTTTGAGATCATATAGATCTTTTTCGGTTACGTTATTTAAGTTTTTAAAGTTTGTTAGGATAGTCTGTTTTGTATCTTCATCTAGACTGAGTTCTTCGATCTCTGCTAGCTGAATATCAAAATTTGTTCCTACATCCCATATATTTAACACTTCTAGGGAAGTAGCGTCAATGTTTAAAATTTTATCAAGATGCTGTCCCTGTAAATCTACTTGTTTAAACTGGAAACTTGGACTATCCGAAGTAGCAATCTTAGTAATTACATACCTCTCACCTTTTAGCTGAACAAATTGTCCATTAGCTAGTGCTCCAGTGCTTGCGCTTAATAGATTTACAAAAGGAATTGGCTCGTAAGGATCTGTTTCTTCTACAGTATCTTCTTCGGCTTGTTCAGAATCTTTTGTCTCTACTGTTTTCTGCACAGTATCTTCTGTTCCACTCATTAAAAAGATATTAGGAACGCTTTCCTCTTCTTCGTCTTCTTGCTCTGCGTGAACCGCGGTAGTAAGAATTCTGTGAGTGTGGCCTTCTGCAGCCTGAATTTGGCCATTAATTATCTGATGAACGTGCTCTCTAGAATCAGAGCCGAAAATAGTAGCGCCATCGTCTGTATCTGTCATTTGGAAAATATGATAGTGTCCCATATCACGAGTAGTTATACCAATTCTATATGGGCCTTCGTTTTCTAAGATAGCTTTCTCTTCTGAAGTCATAGAAGCTTTAATCTCTTCTTCTTCTTTTGCATCTTGAACTGGAAAAGACTTTTTAAAGGTCTCATACTCTTCTTGATTTTCAAAATTCTTCTTTACAGAGAAAAGACTTTCCTGGTTAGCAGGAACACTTACAACGCTGATTTCTAGTAATTCAACATCAGATATAACGAATGTATCGTTAGCCTTATCTAGTTTTCCGTCTTTTACTAGAAAACCTACGCTAAAACTTTTTAGGGCTCCGTCTTTTATGAGACTATGAACCCCGTGTAATTTTTCAGCAGCTTCACTAACGGAAGCCTCAATGAACATACCTTTTTTATCAACAGTTACTTTGTCTACTCTGCCGATCGGATTTTCGTGTTTGTGCTGATATAATAAAACAGGATTCTTACGAAACCTGTCTATTCCCTTAGCCCATGCTGCTGGAAGTACAACATCACCTGCGCGATCCTTATCTACAGTATTAGCATAGCCAGCAATTTTTAAACTTTTGCTACCTGTTTTCTTCTGTACAGAATTCGCTTCAAATGAGGCACTTAAGTAAAATTTCTTATCCATTAGTCGATCCTTGTGTGTTTGTATCCTCTAAGGGAGTAACTGTTGTAGGCTCTGTTCTATCTTCTTCTACTGGTCTACCGCCCTGAGAAGGGTCTGTAGCACTACCTACTATATTTTGAGGCACTCTTATCTTATCCATTTCTGGATCTGTAGATCTTGATAGTCTTAAACCTTCTCTAGCTTCGTTAGGAGATATGATACCTCCATTTACTAGAGTAGTATAATACATAGCCTGAGTTTTATTATCTGGTTGTAGAGCAGAGATCGCATACTTATCTGGATATATTTTTATATCTCCCGCAAAGTATAACTGAAAGGCGCTACAATAACTATGTAGTATAGGTAGAACAACGTGATTATATAGAAGTCTTTCGTTTACTTCTATGTTAGCATTATTACCGCTTTTTAGTAAGACATAAGGTACACCTAACGCCTTACACATATCTTGCTGTAATCTATCAACTGAGGCTTCGAAATCTAGTTCTTTGAAGTTGATGTTACTAAACTTTTCAATTTTCAAACCACCGTCTAGGATGGCGGGACTTCTAGCTCCCTGAAATACGTTAGAATAAGTATTTCTCCAGGCTTCTAGTAGTCTTTCTTTTACCTTCTGACTTAGTACAGAATCTGTCTGTAAAACCATGCCAGGTATTGCATTATTTTTGAAGAACTGTCTTTGGAAGTCTGTTAAAGCATAATATAGCTCTATCAGTCTTCTAAGAGGCTTTAACCTAGAGGAACCTCTAAAGATTGAATCTTCATTATCTGATTTTACATGGATAATCTCATCCGGGTCAAAGTTTATATTATTAACTTTTGGCTTGTCAAAACCGTAAAGAACCGAACCGCTTCTGAGTTGATATTGATAATTTTTAACGAAAGTCTTTTCATCGGGCTGAATAGCTACTTCGTTAGCTGGTAAGGCATATAGAGATGTTCCATCATAGTAAAAAAAGGCATTACCATCTAGCATAAAATCTAGGAAAGATCTGCGAAATATTCTATTTCTATCTTCAAAAGGATTAGGAGTTATATTTAAAAGTTTATTTAGTTTTTTAGGAGCCGCACCACCATCTATGGTCAAGGGCACATTTGCACAAGCGTTGATAATAATGTCTACAGCGCGACGTATTACTTCTACGTCACGATAAGCTCTTTCATAATCAACTATTGTTTCAGGTACTTGATAACCAGCGTCTCTAGCTATAGAGGGCTGAACTGGATTTAGCTTTTCAGCCACCCATGCTCTAGTACGTCCTAAAAATGTATCACTCAAGGTTATACCTCATACAATATGATAACAGTGTATAATATTGTTGTCTAAACTTTTTTATTTACTTTGTCTTATCCGTAGATACTTACTTTATTTTTAGAGTGTGTATAGATAGCGTATCTGAGCGCATCACAACAATGAGAAGCCCAATCATGTAGAGGTTTTTCTTTCTCACCTCTATCATTCCATCTATATGCACACATAGACTGATAGGTTTTAGGAACCGTAGAGCTAAAAACTAATCTATTATGTTCCAGTAAAACTTGTAAATGAGTTATACCTTCATTTTGATACTTATTAGCGTTTTCGCAGTAAATATCATATTCATATGCAAGGTCTGCTTTCATTTGCTGAGCCGCACTATCTATGTAGATAGAATTAACTCCCCAATGATCTATAAGCTCTCTAAAATGTTCTGCATGAGTAGAGGTAGTAGCTTCTTTACTAACATACTCATCTACTACATAGAAATTCTCACCATCTGTAGCCACTACTAAGAATACGGTTTCGTCTCTATATCCAAGGTCTAATCCACCGATAAAATCAAATCGACTATCTTTAGGTTGTATGTCAGACAGGTCTAATAAATGTCTGGTCTCATCCACTGCATATATCTGACCTTCGAAAGTAGACCACTCACATTCATACTCTTGTTTAAAGAGCTGTTCAGACATAATACTACGAGCTTCTTCGATATCCGTTATTGAAAGACGTGGATTAGCTCTCCAAGTATATAGAGAGCTACCCCACTCAGAATAGCGCTCGTCAGGACCACGATTAAAATACTCATAGATGTAATTGTTTTTTCCGCGAGGAGTAGTAATAAAGAGAGCCCTAGAATCATTAAAGGTAGAAAGAGCAGGGCGTAAGTCTCTGGTAAAATACTCATCATCATCTATGACTGCTGCCTCGTCTACAATTAAAAAATTAGCTGCTCTACCAACAAGAGAGTCTCTATTGTTAGCAGAAAGCAGCCTAAACGTAGAACCATTAATAAGTTTTATTACTTTATCTTTTTGATTGAAACGATCACATTCTATCTTAAGTTCTTGTATTAAATCTGTTACATAATCCCAAATAATAGAACTTAAGGTAAAATTAGGAGCTACTACAATAACCTGTTGATTAGGTTCAAGTAGTTTAGCTAGTGCAAGGATAGATGCACCAAAGCTCTTACCTGTACGACGCGCAGCAATATGCACCCAAAATCGGTGTTCTTCAAGGCCTTTAAAAAGACCCCATTGAGAATCGTTAAATATTACTTTTTCATCTCTAGCATATCTAGAGGGTATTTTTTCAAGTAACTTCTGAATATTAAGTTTAAAAAACGGCATTAAATAAGTCTAAATGTTTTGAGTATAAAAATGAAGAACGTAAACGTTCCAGCTCCTGCTCCTAATAACCAAACTGTAGTAGAGATAGATGTTTTACCTTGCACGGCTATAGTAGACAATGTTTCTAGTTTAGCGGCAAGAGCGGCTATCTGACTATTACTAAATTCTAATTTTTCTAAAATCTGTTCATATCTTAAAGTGCATAGAGCCTCGTGAGTCTCTAATCTAGCCTTATTATTATAGGCAATTTCTTTAATCTTATCTATATCATCACTCATTGTAAATGCCTCATAAGTTCTTTGACAAGATGACTTCTAACAACGTCTTCTTGATAAAAACGTACTATTGATACACTAGCACAATTAGACAATCGTCTAACTGCCCACTCTAATCCATTATCATGTCTAAGATCGCTTTGATCGAGATCTCCTGTAATAGCTACTTTTACACCTTCACCAAACCTAGTTAAAAACATCATCATCTGATCTCGGGTGCTATTTTGAGCCTCGTCTAAGATCACAAAGCTCTTATTAAAAGTTCTACCACGCATGAATGCTAGTGGAGCTAGTTCTATCTCACCAGACTGTATCATCGAATCTAGCTTCTTAACGCCAAACCTCTGTTCAAGGCAATCGAACAGAGGTCGCATATAAGGATCTAATTTTTCTTCAAGAGTTCCAGGTAGAAAGCCAAAACTCTCATTGGTAACTGCAGGTCTTACTAGGATAATCTTATCTACTAGGCCTCGCTCGTATTCCCAAGCTGCTTGATAGGCTGCTATATATGTTTTACCGCTTCCGGCGCTGCCTAATCCGATGGTAATCGGATAGTCTTGTAAGCTGCTGTAGTATCTTCTTTGATTTTCTGTTTTAGGTATAAGACTTTTTTGATACCTAGGTTGTTCTTCAGGTTGTTGCTTGTACTTTTTAGACATTAAAGATATAATAACTTTCTTATTTATAACTGTAAAATGTTAATTATTTAATTAAGAAGATTTAAACCTTAGGTAAAGCAGATTTTTCTATGTCATCACCTCTTCCTTCTGCATCTAAATATAAAAACATTTCATGATTTTTAGATGATATATTGTATTTTTCATATATTGCCTTTTGCGTTTTGCCTGTAATTGTCATGATAAAACGATCTTCATATCCCAAATTGGCTGCTGTATGTAGTTCATCATCTTCCCAAGTAACAATGGTGCCTTGCTCCAGCCAATACATGGATTTATCTTCTATGATAAGAACATGACCGAATTTTGGCTTGGTCAAGGTAATCCACACACGAATTACTCTCTGATCATCTGGCACTTTATCGGGATTCGGAACATACTGTAGAGTTCCATCAATATCAACCAGATCATATTTGTAGTTTATGTAATAGTCTTTATGTGGTATATGGATCTTGCCCGGTTCAAACTTCTTTACATCAATCTTGCAATCCTTGCGCGTCAAACCAAAGTAATCAAATATATCTTGCGACACAAGATTGTCAATCACTTCCGATGTGTAGTTTGAATAACCAGATTCCTTGTGATCTTTATATCCTTCGAGGATTTTGTATTCGCGAATATCGTCAAAGAGATTCATGTTTTTGACTTTTGTGGATTCTTGCACACCACCTTTTGTACGACTAACCGATGGTGATGATTTATCTTTATCGCTTTTTGTTTGAAAGGATGTTTCGCTATCTTTTTGTTTATAGAATATACTTTTGTGTTCTAGTGCATATGTATCATTTATTTTTGTGACATGATCAAGAAGGCTTTGGCATATTTCTTTTGATAGTTTAATGTCATGTATTTTCATTTTTTTTACCATTTAAATTTTCTAACATATATTCTTTGGTAAACTCTTTAAATCCGTCGTCATCGTAAAAAAAGTAATCGTTGATGTATTTTTTCACATACTTAATTCCATCTAACCAGCAGGATCCTTGTGGTGAATTAGATGGAAAAGCTAGATGATACCATAAATCCGCTTCCGAATGCCAATCAAGAATTGATTTTTTTGCTTGAAACCATTGGTTATGCCATGTTGATTGATATAGTAAGTGACGCGCATTTTCTTCCAATAATAATTTATTATTGGCTAAGAGCGTAGATGGTTTGAATTGATGAATAGTAAACATTTCCTGCGTTTGTGGAGAGCTTAAAATCCAATTCATTAATGTATGTGCTTGTTTACAAAACAAATCACAGGCATCAGGGCTGGTATAAAAGAACTCAACTTGAGCATTTGAATAATTTTCAATTTCTGAATAAAATAGATTTATATTAAATCTGCGATCTGATAAAACCAATAGAACTTTGTTATTCTTTATTTTAATTGCAGGTTTATCTAAGCCAACTAAAATACCAATTTTTTTGTTAGTATCAATTAAGTCTTTGTATTCATCAAAACAGGTAAAATTATATTTTGCCGAATCAACTGGATTTAGCTCTTCTCTAACATTAAGTATCCAAGATCCGTCTTGTGTTGAAGAAAAAAGATCTATAGTCTTTTGTGTGGTATCAAAGAGATTTATTTTTATATTAGGTGCTAGTCTTTTAATTTCTGATAATCGTGGAAAAATTTGCAAATTAGTTTCTGTTAAAGGTTGTATTCTCGCATCTTTAGGATCGAAGTCATATGATTCTAGAATTTTAATTCCTGTGTTTACATGATGAATAACTAATTCATCTATATTCAATCCTTGATTCAAAAATGACATTAACATATTATGACTATCACAGCCACCACTATAATAAACAATTAAATAGTCATATTTTTCTCTTAATTCTTTTGCTCTTTTATGATACAAATATTCTAGACTAAATTCCGGTTCTTTTGTCCAATCATAGCGATCAAAAACTTCATCATTGAAATGCCATTTAATAAGTTTATCGGGAGTAATTAAATTTTTATCTATTTTTGAATGATTTAATAACTCAGATGCAAAAAACAAAGCTTTTATTTTTGTGTAAAATACTTTATTACCTATAGTGTAATAACCATGAATTTTTTTATTCATATGATTATTGTCTATTAATAGTGTCTACATTCATATACCAACCAGCAGCAGTCAAGTTTACATTCTTCAATTGCTTGTTAGATGCAACTTTAAATACA